ACAAAAAATTAACGCAGCTCAAAATAAAAATTTTTATAACCGCATAAACGGCAATGCAAGATGGACTACTTTAAGCAAGGTATACCCAAAAGAAAATTATGCAAAAACCCATTATAAAGTTTTACTGAAAGGGGAGCAACGAACCGAAGCTCAAAAAATCGGAGATGCTAAAAAATATAAAAATGGGCGATCTCTTGCAAGACTTAAAGCTGATAAAGAACACAGTTTAAGAATGAAGGGTAAATGTCTACCTGATATAGCGTTACAAAAATCTCGAGAAACTCAAAAGAAAAAACGTAATGAAATAAATCAAATTTTACGAGAACAAAAACTAGGTAAAACAAAAGAAAATAATTTAGGTAGAAAAATAACTTCTGAAAAGTTAAAAGGTAATCAAAACGGCAAAAAGGGAGATTTAGTTTTAGCTAAAATGTCTGAAGAAGAGTTTACTTTATTTTTAAAACAAAAAAGCCAACACCCTAACGTACAACAAATGCTTAAAACAAGAAGACTTAATGCTCAAATATTTTTACAAACCGGTATTTGGGGCAATTTACGCCGAAGAAAGAGGACATACATTATTCATTGATAAGCTGACGTCCAGTATATACCCCTTCTTTGATTTCTCCAATAGGTTTTGCACCAGGTTTTACGGCATTAATTTCTAACCATTGAATTAACTGATCTAATTTGTCTGCGGGGACGATATACGTTCCATTAATTGTATTAACGATAGTTTCCATCTAGATATAATATCATAAAGTTTGAAGAAAGCAACTACAGGCTTAATTAATACTGATGTCCGATATAGATACTCTTTTAGACGAACTGTCATCTTTTTCTATGCCTCAAACAACAGCAAAGTCTGTACCTCGAGGCACCCCTACTACTATTACTGAAGATAATATTAATGATTACATTCTTCAAAAAACCGGAGCTCTAATTGACACCGGTCTCGGAGCTGTAAACGACTTAAAAGATTTTATTGTACAAGGTCAAAACCCCGATGAGATAGCAGCTCTTTCCGAACTTATCTCTTCTACTACAAAAGCTATCGAAGCTCTTAACAGAATTAATTTACAAAATAAAAAAGCTAAAACAGATAAAGAACTTAAAGCAATTGATATTGAAGGTAAGAAAGCTGTGGCAGGAATGTTGCCAGGCAACAATGTCACTAATAATACGGTCAATTTAGTAGCTTCTAGAGAAGAAATCTTTAAACAACTTTTAAATAATCTAGAAGAAGAACCTGCTGTAGAAGTAATAGAATCTACCATAGTAGAAGAAAAAGAAGATAAATAATTGATATGCCTCTTAATACTGATCCTAATTTTCCACCTTCCGGTAATGCACCTTATGCTATTAATAGAGAATGGTGCATGGGCGATTCATTGGGATACATGAACGCTAACTTCGATAACTTCGATACCAGAATTAATACCGTTTCAACTAACTTTGTTTCTCTATCATCATCATTTACGAGATCGTTATCTTCAAATGGTTATCAAATAATTCCGGGTGGTCTTATTATGCAGTGGGGCGAGTCTGGTTCTCTTGGTGGAGACGTCAACCAAACGCTAACTTTTCCGATACCGTTCCCGAATGTGTGCTTAAAGGCATTTGTGTCTATAAAAAATACCAGTACTACTAATGATGATATTTTTGCTCGGGTTATATCTTACAATAGTACACAAATAACTGTTAGAGCTGAAGGTACACCTGCAGGTGTTACTTCCGGCACTCGTTCCATCGACTATTTAGCTATAGGTTTTTAATTAGTTTACTTGATCGGGCATGCACCGCCTTCACATTCCATGCTCTCAATGTCACCTTGTCCGATATTGATTGAAGTAATTGGTTTAACTTTCTGAGTTAGCTTTTGATATTCTTCTTCAGAAATTTCTTCGTAAGGAGCTTGTGCAAACCCATGCTCGTTATGGAGCAAGAATGAGACAGACTTAATAGAAGTTTCGTAATTATATTCGAGCCAGGCTTTAATCTCTTCAAGTTCCTCTTGACGATAATAAACCGTAACTGATACAGCGTTATCCGACCAATAGGTTTGAATCTTCTTAACTAAGTCAAGCTGCTGAACTGCTGTCATATTTTTAGCTACAACACAGCTTTGTCCTGCAGAGCAAGGGAAGGAGACAACAACAGTTGAATGATCTTCTTTACCGTCAAATCCGCGAACAAACTCAACGTGATAACCGAGCTCCCGGCAGATGTTAACCAGCTTATCACCAGAACCCATTCTCACTCTACGGATATAGAACGGTGAATAAGCTGGGTGTACCCCTGGAGTTGAACCTGCCAAAAGACTTAAAGTACCTGAAGGCTTTACTGTAGTCAGTTTAATTGATTCAGGATAACCCTTAGTCTTTGACCACTCTTTATCAAACTTACGAAGAGCTTCATAAGCTTTATCAAGCCATTCAATCTTCTCATCTGAACACTGACAGATACCAGTTACACCGAGACCTAAACGCATGTTCTTATGAACAATCTTATTTGTCTCGTCGTGAATGAAAGGCATAGCAGCTGTTGCTTTCTGTGTCTTGTATAACAGAGTAGCACAGTCGACGAGCTCTTCTACAGAAGAAATGTTATTGAGATAGAGCTCAGAGAGGTTACAACACTCGTAAGAGGTTAATGAAATCTCAGCACAAGGATTAGTACCCAGAACGTTATCTTCGTTAGTAGGATAAAGCTTAGATGACTTCATAGGACCGTCTTTAAGACGACCAAACTTTTGTGATAAGGGAAGGTTAAAGAAGCCATAAGGTTCACCTTTAGCAAACCCGGTCTCTTTATCAGTTACATAACCGTTAGTCCAAATCTCAGATGAAATATGGGAAAAGTCATCAGCATAAATCGTATTATTGGACATAGCTCTCCAGTTAGGAATGTTACCCAAAGACCAGTTCTTAGCTCTGAGATAGAGATAGTCATCAGGATCACCTAGAGCGATCTGAGCTGAACGACGAACGTTCCCGGCAACAACAATACTGCCAATAATATTGCAGATGTCAAGTACGTCGGTTGATCTTAGCTTTTTACCTTCTCTTAATTGGAAGATCTTAGAAATCTTTTCAATACCTTCAATAAGAATACCAGGACCGGAAGCAGTACCACCGAAACCAGCAATCCTCTCACCAGCACCTCTAACAAGAATAGTTGAGTAAGAGAATGACTTACCGGTGTCGTAGTAAGCTTGTAATGTCTTACGAAGCAGTTCTACCCAGCCCTGACGTGAATCAGGAACAATAAAGTCAGCATCCTTAGTATTGTGATGTTCTACGGTTACCCCTCTCTTAATCTTAGGAAGTTCGTGAATGTCTTCTCTGCGAATAGAGAAACCAACACCACCACCTAACATAAGGTTTTCAAAGACGAACAAAAAGGTCTTCGGGTCATTGATAGAAACGTACCAGCAGTTAAGCAAAGAGTTAGCACCAAACCTCTTAACTGTTTCTGTGCCTAGCTGCCAAAGCATACGGCCAGCAAAGTTACACTTAAGATTAAAAACCAGATCGTAAAGACGCTGTGCTTCAGCAGGGGTATAACCAGCTCCAATCTCTTGTGCACCATTGATACAGCGCGCCACTGTCTGCCACCACTCTTCTGTATTGTCTGTACCTTCGATCTTACGAGCATATGTTCTCTTGTAGACAATGTAGCCTAAGCCGTTAAAGCCCCAAGGTACTTCTTTGTTTACATATTGTTGTAGGAATGATTCTGGTAACAGATCAGAGGAATAGTTTGTGGTACTCATAAAATTTTTAGATAGGAAAACGTTCGATTTAATTTAATCGATTCTACACCCAAATACTAGCAAATCTACTTAGTATTTTTTCTTTGGTGTATTTCCAGCACCTGGTTTGGAATCATCCCAGGAATTACCATTAGGGAGCTTTACATTTTTATTATCGAGATTGATCTCGAAATCAGCTGATTGTTCAGCTTTTTGCTCTTCTGGCTTAATTTGAATTTTTGATTTACGTTTTACAGAATCAGGTACCGGGCCGGTGTTGATTCCGTCGTCTTGAAGTTCAAGAGCTTCAATAGGAACCGTCATTGGGGTACGATAAAGACCAGGGGCATACTCAACAATAACGTCTGCAAAAATAGCATCTGGAGACTCAGTACCACCACGATAGTTTTGTGTTGTAGTAGGATAGATGGATTTAATAGCAGAGATTCTCAGATTGAGATCAAAGCTGGGATCCATACATGATTTAACGATATCTAGAAAATTTTGACCTTTGTTTCTAAAGAAGTCAAGTTTAAGAGCGTCTTTTCTGAAGCGAACACGGTCCCCGATAAGAAAACCCCCTTGTTGATAGCGCTCTAATAGATTTTCGTAAAGTACGTTAAATTTAGTTTCCATAGTAATTGTGATATTATTTATGCAATTTGTTAACTAAATAATAGTGTAAATGGCCATAAAAATCAAAAGTCTTGAAGATGCCTCTAAAACCTTTGTAGATCAAAAATACGTCTACAAAGACTTATTTTTAGATTTTGAGTTTAGTCGTCAAATAACTCCTGGATACACTCAATCCACTCTTGGCAGCGATATTAAAGCTGACTTTGATTTAGGAGCCATAAAGAACTCTTTAACTAATTTATTTAACACTTTACCCGGTCAAAGATTCTTATTCCCTGAATACGGTTTAGACTTATATCAATTTTTATTTTCTCCAGTAACTGTCGAAAACGGCGATCTTATTGGTAATGTTATTTACAATGGTATTAAGACTTACGAACCTCGAGTTATACCAAAACAAGTTAGGGTAGCAGCAGACCCTGACAACAATCAGTATTTTGTCTCAATAATTATTGAGGTACCCGTTTTCAACATAATCACAGATACAAACTTTCTTTTTGATATAAAGAAGCAGTCTTTTGTGTTTATAGAAACATCACGAAACAATTAAAATATGGCAAACAACAACAGCAACTTTGAAATACCTAAGGGCGGATATGTAGCCTTTGATGCATTATCGTTAAGACAGCTTATTGTTCAGCGACTTAATCAGCAAAACGTCTTTACAGATCAAAACTTCATAGGTTCAAATCTAGCTGCAGTTATTGATATTGTTGCCTATTCTTATAACACTCTTATCTACTATCTTAACAAAACGTCTACGGAATCAATGTTTACTGAAGCGCAGTTGTATGAAAACATGAATCGCATTGTTAAATTAGTAGATTACAGCCCGGTTGGCTTTCAGACATCTACCCTAACGTTCGGGTGCTCAGCACAAGCAGCTCTAACTCAGGGCATTTACACAATACCCCGTTATTCCTACATTATAGCAAACAACATACCTTTTTCTTTTAATGAAGACATAACATTTGTAAAAGAAACAAATGGAGTTGAAGACCTTAACGAACTCTCTCAACAAAAACTACTTTTCCAAGGTCGTTATGAGGAGTACCCGGTGTATACAGCAGCCGGCGACAGTAACGAAACATTAATACTCGATGTTAGTAACGTTTTAGTTGACCACTTTAATATTGATGTTTATGTTAAACCCGCTCTCACCGGTACTTGGAGACAGTATTCAAAAACTGCAAATCTTTATCTAGAAAATAGCTCGGCTGAAAGATATGAAATAAGACTGAATAGCAATAATCGCTATGAAATCAGATTCGGAAACAATGTAAACGGCAAAAAGCTTGAAACTGGAGATCAAATAGCAGTATATTATCTGGTTAGTAACGGAGCGAACGGTGAAATCGGACCTAACGTTCTTAATAATAACTCAGTTCTTGTAAACTATAATACCACTCAGTTTAATCAGATATTAACTGATACACTCAATAACCAGTATCGCTACCTTACAAATTCTGAGATGACAAACGTAAAATTTGTTAACACAACATCTTCTACCCTATCTCAAGAAAAAGAAACAGTCGAGCAGATTCGAGCAGCTGCACCTGCACTTTATCGTAGTCAGTACCGTCTTGTTACTACAACAGATTATGAAACCTTCGTAAAAACTAATTTTGCTAATTTATTGTCTGATGTAAAGGCTGTAAATAACTGGGATTATGTTTCAGGATATCTCAAGTACTTTTACGATATAGGTATTGATGCCCCTGCAAAGACTGATCGTGCTCTACTCAATCAGGTGCTGTTTTCAGATGCATGTAATTTTAATAATGTTTACCTAATTGTTGTCCCAAAGACTGCGTCTAATGGTCAATTCAATTATTTGTTCCCTGCTCAGAAAGAACTTATCAACTCCGGTGTACAAAATACAAAAATGGCCACAACTGAAACAACATTTATAGATCCAGTCTATAAAGCAGTATCTTTAGGGGTTGGAGATTCTAGCTTCACCCCTGCTGATGAAGATCTTTGTGAGCTTACTGTCACAAAAGCAAGCAATTCTCGAAGAGATAACCAAGCTATTATAAACGATATTGTAAATATTATTTCTTCTTACTTTAGCAGAAACAACCTAAAACTTGGTCAAGTTCTTAACATAAGAGACCTCACACAGCAGATTCTAGGTATAGACGGAGTATCAACGTTTTTTACTACAAGAACTGATGACCCTACTATAAGAACTGAGGGACTATCTCTATTTGTCTGGAACCCAATTTATCCAGGCAACGATAAAATCGTTACACAAAATAACGTAGCATTTAAATACTTTGAATATCCTTACTTTAACAATATTGCCCTTTTATCAAACAAGATTAAGGTACTTACCAATAACACCTTATACGGAAACACTGAGTACTAACAAAATATATGGTAACGGCTAATTTTTTTGTCACCCCTTTTACTGGAGACGTTTACGCCACAGACTTTACTTTTACCGATGAAACTAGCGGTAATATAGTAAGTAGAGTCTGGGACCTCGGCGACGGTAATTACAAGTATAACGTAACAGAGTTTACTCACGTATACAACTACCCAGGCACATACACTATAAATTTAACCTGTATTGATAATAACGGTAATAGTAGTGTAGCATCTAACCAAATAATTACTGACTACCCCTTCAGGGACTATGTATCTTTTACACAAATACCCGACAAATACTCAGACCCAGGCAGCAAGCCTACCGAACCGTTTCGTGTAGCGGTTGTTACTTCTCAGTTAAATTCTCCCTTAACTGTAAATCTTTTTGCTGCTAATTCAAATTCAATCCCTTTTGAATACGTCCCTGAACAGTGGAGCTTTTTAGTACCTACTTGGAGATTTTTAGACAGTAAAGATAATTTTATTACAAGTCTATCTGTCGAACCGGTAAAGATATTCAAAAACAATAAACAAGTAGGTCTCTCTGGAGAAGCCGAATTTTATTTTATTGACGATACCAGCACCGGCAATCCTACAATTAACTGTCCTTTACTTTTAGCTGCTACTCTTCAAACATCTGCCTTTAACTTCCCTGAAGATTCCCGTGCTTTTAACTACCTGAGCTACTCTAATAGTACGGTCGCGCAGGCCGTTATTGTTTGGCAAGTTAACGATCTACAGCCAAGTTTCTTAAAAGTAACAGGTAACTACGTGGATGAAATTTATTCTCGTAAATGGACAAACGTAAAAATACCAATACTTATTACCTGCCACAGCAGTAGAGAATTTTACGTACCTGGTTCAGGAGAAACAGATTCTAATATTATTTTCTCTTACCCTCCAAGTAATTCAGTAGGATTAAGCGCTGACATAAAATTAAGTCTATCAGGAGTGCCCGATAGTTACTACACAGTCGATGAAGCTCCTTTATATTTCCAAACACTTGATAAAGAAGGCTTCAAAACAGGGGGATATGTATTTACTACTGTTACTCCCTTATCCCCTATAGCTTCAACAGTTATACAGGCAAGTAGTACCGTGTTTGATACCACTATTGCTGAGGGTAAGTTTAATTTTCCAACCGGCCATGCTCCTAACCCGTTTGTTTGGATAGCTAATCCGGAACAAAATAGACTCAATAAGATTTCTTTAGTTCCCTACCCGTCTTACTGTGAGACTATAAAATACTATAAAGAAAACGGATTACTTGTTGATGGTTATATTAAAACATACGAAGTGCCCTCTTTAAGCACAACAAATACTTTTAACTATCTAATGTCGGGCTTCTCTGGTGTATATGGAATAGCTATAGACCCTAGAAAATATGACGTACTCATTACTGATGTTGAGCTAGATAGAATCTACAAATATTCTACGTTTGGTCAGTTGCTTTGCACAGTACAACTTTCAAGTTTTGGAGATTACTCACCTCTGTCAGGAGCTTATACACCGAGTAATATTGCAATAGATAGGTTTTATAACGTTTACGTTTCGCTCTTTAATTCAGTTTCAGTTCTTAAATTTGATAAAGATTTAAGTTTTGTTAAAGCTTTTGCACCATCCGGTTCAAATATTTTTAGTGAGTTTGAAAGTGATTTTTTAATAAAACCTCCTGTAGTAGAGACAGATATTAACAGTAATGTTTGGACAACTTACGCTCACCCTCTCTGTAGTTTTATGGTACAGTATAACCCTTCAGGTGTACCCATTAAACAAATACCCTTTAATAACTATTCTGTACCCGTAAGTCTAGCAATAAATGTAGATAATAATATATGGGTAGCTAAAAGCTTTAACGTTACCGAGAATTACGGAGCTATTGATCTTTATAATTCTACTACTGGTACATTAATGAGCTCAATAACCGGTTTTACTAGACCGGGTTATTTACACGTTGACAGAAATAACAGCTTATGGTTCGTTCATGACCTAAGAAGCATAGGGCTTATAACTGAAACAGGGCAAACATTTTCGTGGTTTGTTAGTACCGATGGAACATTTGTACCTCTAACAATACCCACCCCTCTAAGCGCTTCCTATTTGAGAGATGATGAACAGCTTGGAGGTTTAGGTATAGATGTTTACAACAGGCTTTGGGTTATCGATAATACAACCAATAAGACACATCTTGTCACTGCTGATCCTTATGCTGACTTTTCTACAAAGAGAACTATTAAAGTATTACCAAATTCAGTTTTAGGTTATAGGTTAAATGATGACTTATCTTTTTCTTACACTATAGAAAGGGAACAAGAGTATCCTTCAGCACGAGCTGTAGGAGACTGGACAGGTAATAAATGGTACCAAAAATATTCTAGCGCTCTGTCTGCTCAACCCGTTTCCGGTATATCAGTGCCTTTTACGGTATATGATTTTGAAAACTCCTTTCAAATACAAAGAATAAATGAAGACTTTAATACTGCCGAGTATTATAAATCTTTAGCTCTTCCTGAAAACCTCAAAAACAACACAAATTTGTTTGATCAATTCTTTTCTGCCGCGGTTGGTACTAGCATGCCAAGCGCTTATGAAGATATTGGTCAAAATACTTACGAGAGAATAGCTAACTTCGTCAGTAATCATGCAGACCCTGACACTTGTAACATAGATCAGCTTATTTCTCTTGCTAGTGAGGTAGGTCTTGACGCTAGTACTTACGGTACAGACTTTCCCACTGAAATTAAGAAATATCTCGATATTGCATCTATACCCCGAGAAAAGCTTTGGGGTATTTTATCACCACAACCCATACTTGCCCAAAGTGTAGGTGCACAACTAAACCCGCAAACTGCTTATCTGACAGCGGGCACTAAAATATTTGTAAAGAGTAAATTTGACTCTACTACCTCCCTAATTGAAGTACAACCACTAACAACCGGTGCAACAATTTACCCTCTATCTGCTTTTGAAGGTTACGGTTTAATACAACCAGCCCCTGCAAATTACTTTTTCTATTCGTATAGTCCGGTTGTTTCAGATAAATTTATAGAAAATATAATAGATTGGGAAAACCCTTATACAACTCTTAATCCTTACGCGTCAACCAATGCTGAGTGGTACGGAGAAAGTGGAGCCATAGAAAATGTATTTAATTATTTGTTAACTAAAAATTTAGTAGTTAAATAATAAAGATAATCTTTCTGTGGAAACAAGTAAACAACAACAGTTTGAACGCTATGCAAGACCCGCTTTACAGGCTTCCAGCGAAAGCGAGGACCAGCCCTTGTCTTATATTGACTGGTATAAGTCCCGTACCGGCATTATCCCTGGCCAGGACTACAGACAATATAATGAGTATCTTTTAAATTGGTATAGAGATAAAAATACAAAAGAAAAAGACAATCAAAATCAGTTACAGATTAATTTTTTGACTCTCTTAAAGCAGTTACAGCTTTTCTTTTCTAATGAAGAGGCAGAAAAATGGTATAATAGAATTAATATTCAGGATGAAAAAGAACTATTATTAGCGATACCCTATTTTGCAAAAAAATTAAGAGATATTTCTCTTTATTATATACAACTTAGACAAGAGATTAAAAAAACTAAGCTAAAATATAATCTTAGAGGTACAAATACTGGAGTAGTGCAGCAACTTAGAGAACAATTACTAACTGCATTTACAAAAAATAACAATGCACCTGTAGTTATACCCTCTTCTATTTTCAAAGGCGTACCTGAACTTAGCAGTATTAAAGATACACTAATGATACAGGTAGAAGAAATGTTTGATGACCACAGTTATTTTGATCAAAGCTCTACGGTACCGGTTTCAGCTTACTACGATCTTACTAATCCCGCTGTTGAAGAATATTTTCTTTCTAAAAACCTACCTCTGACAGCTACAGATTGGATTTATAAAGCAGGTAGTTTCGATATCTCAGATGATGTGGTAATTGACGGTATCAATTACTCAGCTGAGCTTTTAGAAAAATATATAGCTGGTGACAAATATACAGCATCTCTTCCTTCTGTAAGTACTGGTTCAGAATTTTTTACTCAAAACATACAAACCGGTAATAACTTTTTCTTCTGGCCTACAGGGCCCTATAGAACAAGTGCTCTCAATAACACCAGATACTCGCCGCTAGCTTTAAGCGCTTCCGGGCTCCAAGACGTAGCTACAGCAGGAACAGACATACAAGGAGCAGATACCATTTTTGTTAAATCTATTTCCGGGACTGAGGGTGCGTGGTTTAGACTTAAAAAGTTTGATTTCAACGACCGGGTCATGTCGGTGTATGTTGAAGGCAATAAAAAAACAGGTTTTAAATATCCCTTTGCGGGGTTTGGCCTATCGGCTGATGATATTGACTGGACAGGCCCTAGTGTGAGATATAATTCTCAATATTTTTACCTCGATGATGCTGTAAAGAAAGCTATAGAAAACGAATACTGGAGCTTTAATACGTCCCTCTCTACAGTATCCCCCTTGAGTCTTAATGCTATGACAATGATTTCAGGGGGTGGATTTGCAAGTAGCGTATATGCTTTAGCAGATAAAATTAAAGTCTGGGATAATCCGCCGTCTTTCCAAGCCGGGGCTTATTCAGGAGATGTTAAGGAGGCATGGCTGTATCGGGCTGATCGTACCGATATTTCAGTAGCACCCTCGGGTACTAGTACTATAGTTTGGCCCTATCTCAAAATAAACCCTGAAGAAAGCTTTCCTACTTTTTTACCCAAAGATTTTAGTAATGTTTGCCGACCCATAGCTCTTTCAAGTGTACCGCTACCCGGGAGTACCTGTTCAGATAACATTAGTAGTTCAGATGTTTTTTATAAACTAAACAACTACACAGATACACCTGAAACTGCTATAGAAGGAGCCTGGCTATCCGGTAGACAGTTTGCTCAAAACAACTTTGTAGGTATATCCCAAACCGGTCTCAACGGGGTATTTTTGCCCGGGCAGATTACAAGATTTATCTGGGATGGGGAAGACCTTACAGATGCTGAAACAGTATTTAAAACTCGCACCCACCAACCAGACTGCACTTTTGCAACCACCGCAAGTGCAAGCTACACGACCCCTGAACTTTGTACATGTAAGCAAGTGCTTTTTACTCCGTTTGGTCATCCCGGAACTTCATACACTGATAATAATTTACTTGGAGACTTTATAGCCGAGGATACTTTTTCACCTTTTAATTTCGATATTAACACTTGGAGAGATTCAACTAATACCAGCTTTGCAAATAGTTCTGCTTTTGGCTGGTACAAAACAAACAGTAAACTGGGTTGGGGAGATGGTACGTGGTTTACGGGAGTTACCTCTATTGAAAATAAATTGTATTTACGTCAAGGTAAGCCCTACATTTATTATAGAGCCAATTATAAAGATAAAAATCTCGATGAAACTACCCTACCACCACTCGTTGTAAAATACAACTATAATACTGTTAACAACCCGGTTTGGATTAAGGCTATAAAAAATCAAGATGACACTTGGGACACTCTCAATGTTCCTTCAGATATGATTTTATACCCTGGAGATTTATTACTTTATAAAAAGGCTGAATCTACCACAGTAAGTGTCACAGGTCAAATAATAACAAATGAACCTATAACTGAAAACAGAGGAAGTATTTGGTCGCTTTATGATTATGTTTCTATTGGAAACGATGTTGCGGGCAACCCACAACAAGTCTATATAAATTTTCCTTCAACATCCTATACAGATATTACATCATTAAATGCACAGGATTCTTATAGACAATACCCCGCTGTTACATTTTTTGATGTTGTAAGCGGTTACAGATGGACCCTAACTGACCCTAAAGGAACAAAAATATTTTTTAATAACACCCCATCGTTTAGTTTTGTCCCGGCCCTGACTGGGGTTTATACAGTGTCTGTAACAGCTATAACCGGTACCCCGACAGGCCCTAAAGGTAACTATCAGTTTACCAATATACCCCCAATTACAGCAGTTAATCCAATAACCATAACACCTTCTTTAACCAGTTACAGTTTACCAGCTCCGGGATTCGTTATTAATGCATCCTTATTTGGATGGAATTATAATACAGGAAAAAGCGATGCAAACTCTGTCGGTACAAAACCATTCTGGGCAAAAAGCTATACAGAAAAAACACCAGAAACAGATTATAAGGGTATCGATAGCTGGGGACAGCCTTTCCGCATTGTTGACGGTTATAATATTATTACCCAGCCTGAATTTTCCGATATAATGCCTGCAGTAGGAAATTATTTTGAGTACGATAGAAAATACACCTCGTCTTTTATTTGGGATCAGCCAATAACAATTAACTCCGAAGTTAATGAAAAAATATGGTCAACTATTAGTATAAACACTACTGCGACCTCTAACTTAGCTGATATTATTGACAACATAAAAACAGACTTAGTTGCCCTACCCACTAACAACCCTTCCCCAATCAAATTACGCAATATTGTTGACAATGAACCTGTTGAAGTATACTACAATGCCGTACAGCCATTTACTTGGTCAATTACTGCTACTCCCCTTATAAATGAAACTTTTTATAGTTCTCCGTCGGCAAGTTTGCAGTTTGTTGCTAAAAGACCTTGGAATTCACTTACAAATAGATACTTTCCGACAGTGACTCTTCTACCCACCGTTGAAGATTTATACACTGAAACCGATTCGGGCGGATTCTTTACCTCTAATCACTTAGGAGCTTCTGTTTACGTAAATCAAGATTATACAGTCTCTTTATCAACTTCCTCTCAGTATTTGACTTCTATCTTTGACAATGTCGAAAAATTTGTAGCGGGCCGTGGTCTTACTAAAACCGATCAACCTACACCATACGAAGAGATAATAGATAACAATACCTGGCTAAAAGAAACATTTATAACCGGGCCTATTGCAGGTAATATTAAAAAGAGTGTAGCTAAAAAGTATCAAAAATTTATACCGTATCAGTCTGCTTATGAGAGCAATCCAAAAATGCAGGTGGGTCTTGTTTTACCTACAAGTAGACAGACCCCATGGGGCGGTGAACAAGATGCCGTCTGGACTGATATAAACAATAAACCAGAAAGCTTTACTGGAGTAGTAAACGTCGATGCCTGGGCACAGTCTCAAGTACTAAAACAAACAAGTAAGCAGCTCGATAACTGGTCAACAGACATATTTGGTAATCAGTACGGTCTATACAAAGAAATAAAAGATAGTAGTCTACTCGAGAGAAAACAAATGTATGGTGAGTTATGGACAAGAACCAACGGGCAAAATGTACAACCTGCCAGTTCGTCCCTAAGTGCTGTTTTTGATACTTACAAAAACACAGTGCAGTACAGAGAGCTAACTGGTATAGGTATTAAGCATATTGATGTGTTTTTTGACACCTTATACGTTCAAACATCCGGCTTAGTACTATTTGAAAAAATAATTTACGACTACGACTCTGATAAAATCAGCAGTATTACAGACGAAGCTAGATATCTATCATTAGCTCTTCCCGTCAGCGCATCCTTGCAGAGAGAATTTACCAACACCCAGCTCTCAGGCTTTACATTTGCAAAAGTCGGTGAAACGTGGTTCTTTCCTCAAGAAAAATTAGTGTTTATAAGTGTATGTGGTTTGAGTGGTACTTTTTTAACTCCTGCTCTTTATAGACTCGATTTAAATACAAGATTCTTTAATAAAGTGTTTCCGATTACAAACGAAGATACCTATACAGTAAACTCACTTTCTTCTCTTAATCTAATATCAATACAGGAACCGATACTTTCCTACAATTCTTTAAAACAAGAATTTTTATTAACCTTAACAGGCAAAAACAACGCTAACGAGACCAATATTGTTGAGTTTGTTATAACAAAT